ACGGCGACCACCGAGATCTACACTCTTTCCCTACACGACGCTCTTCCGATCTTCCAGAGAAGATCAGAGCGGAAGTTGAGGCATTATTAAATGCTTAGGCTGCTGCTCTTTTTATTACTTAGGAAGGAGGTGAATGAAATGGCTGTTATTTATGCAACTCTTATTGTTAAGGGAAAGAAAACCTACGCACAGGTACCAGAGAAGATCAAGCCTCAGGTAAAGCAGGTATTGATCGACCTGGAGTGCGAAGATCTGATCACGGAGGAGTAAGTCATGGAATCAATCATGCAGTACATATCTGTGCATTGGGTTTCATGGGTGTTTGGGATCATCTCTGTATTGCTTTCCAGAGCATATCATAAATTATCCAAACAGTTAAAGGCAGAACGTGCCAGAACAAATGCTATTAACGCAGGAGTTCTGGCACTTCTCCATGACCGTCTTTACCAGGCATGTTCGTTTTATTTAAAAAGGAAATATTGTACCTTGGAAGACAGAGATAATCTGGAGTATATGTTCAGGCCATATAAAGCGTTGGGTGGAAATGGAACCGGAGAAGATCTTTATAACAGATGTCTGGCTTTACCATATGAGCCGGCAGAACAGGAGGTATAGATATGGATTTTGGAATTGGAAGCGTAACAGCGATCACAGCAATCTGTTACCTGGACGGCATGGCATGTAAGGCAACCACTAAGGTCAAGGATGAGGTTATCCCGGTAGTATGCGGAGTGACCGGAGGCATCCTGGGAGTAGCAGGTATGTACCTTATGCCGGAGTTTCCAGCAACGGATGTGATCAACGCTGCAGCTATTGGTATTGTATCCGGGCTGGCAGCAACCGGAGCGCACCAGGTCATCAAACAGGCAAGCAAGAAGTAGAAGGAGGTGATCCGACTATCTCCCGTAGTCAGTCCGGGTCATGGCTGTCATTTGCGACGTCGCAACAGGGCGGTTTCGTGCCGCCCTTACATGTAATAAAGAAAAAAGGACAAATCATGATGAAAGTAATGTTATCTCAGCCAATGGCTGGAAAAAGTGAAGAAGAAATCAAAGCAACCAGAGAAAAGGCAATCAAAGCACTGGAGTCAAAGGGATATGAGGTCGTAAACACTTTATTTACTGATGAGTGGTACAACAATGAGCACATGAAGGAGCGTGGTGTGGTACAGATTCCGCTTTGCTTCCTGGCAAAAAGCCTTGAAAAAATGTCCATGTGTCACGCAGTTTACTTTTGCAAGGGTTGGGAACAGACGAGAGGATGCAGGTTAGAGCATGATGCAGCAGTAGCATATGGTCTGACTGTCATTTACGAAGAGTAGGAGGGAGTATTTCATGAATTTTACAGAAGCATTTAAAGCCATGAAACAGGGTGAAAAGGTAAAACTTCCAGGCTGGGGAGGATACTGGTACTGGGATCCGGAGAAGGAAACCATCATGATTCAGTGCAGACCACAGGATTCTGATAAGGGCGAGCTCTTGGATATCAGGGAAACGCAGCGTGTTGAATACACCATGCTGAATATGCAATCGGACGAGTGGGTGATTGCTGATGAAAGTAACTGTCCGGTACTTGGCGGCATTGCGGCATTTTCATTTGCAGATGCTATCCGGTATCTTAAACGAGGATTGAAGGTGGCACGACAGGGATGGAATGGGAAAAAACAATATATCCAGTTAGCAACAGCAATCTCCTACAAAGCGGCTGACGGTGAGATTGTAAATTGCAATCATGATGCTATCGGAAACAAAGCAATCGCGTTTGTTGGCACTAGTGGCGTACAGATGGGATGGCTTGCATCACAGGCAGATATGCTGGCGGACGACTGGGTGTTTGCAGAGTAAAGGAGAAAAAATCATGGAAAACAAAGAATTTATTGCATTATGCAAAAAGCATGTGATGGATTATTTTAATGAGAATGCGGACAAGACCGATCGGAAGCGAATCAGTGAAGATGATGTCTTCGTTGTTTGGTCCTGCAAGACTCTTCAGAATAATAAGGCACTGCTTAGTACGACTGTTTCGGACGGCATGTACTACGAGCTTACATACAATGGAGACAAGCATGAGCTGTATTTCGATGCCTATAAAAAGTGGCAGAACATCTGTTTCGAAGTAAAGGAGTGATACCATGAGAGACATTACACTTTGCCACCCGCGCCTTCAGCGCATTGCATCCGCCTGGGTGAAAGCCTGTGCCACCGAAGGCATTACTGTAGCCATCAGCGAGACCCTGCGCACCGCCGCAGAGCAGGATGCTCTTTATGCTCAGGGCCGCACCAAGCCTGGTAACATCGTAACCAACGCTAAGGGCAGCAGCTACCGTTCTCAGCACCAGTGGGGTATCGCCTTTGACTTTTATCTTAAGATGGATATCGACGGGGACGGGAAGATCTCTGATGATGCCTACAATGACAGCAAAGGTCATTTTAAGCGGGCCGCCGAGATCGCCAAAAAACTGGGCCTTGCCTGGGGAGGTGACTGGTCCAGCATTGTAGACAAACCACATCTGTATCTGCCTGACTGGGGAAGTACACCAACGCCACTCATCCAACAGTTCGGAACTCCCGAACAGTTCATGAAGACCTGGGTACCAGAGCAGGTTAAAACTGGCTGGCAGCAGGAAAATGGCGGTTGGCGTTTCTATAAAGATGATGGCTCCGGGGAATACGTCTCTGACAAATGGCAGCAGGACGGTGATAAGTGGTACTGGTTCGACGGTGCCGGAATGATGGTCCATGACACCTGGTACCAGTACAAAGGTTCCTGGTATTACCTTGGCTCCGATGGTGCCATGCTCAAAGGCCTTCAGACGATCAGTGGCAAGTGGTACTACCTGGATCAGACCGGTCGCATGGCAACAGAACCAGTAGTCCTAACTCCTGATCAGGACGGCGTTCTCCATTATCCGGGTCTTGCAAAATAATATAAATCCGTTTAAAAACTTAAGGTTTATTTTGTCCTATTGGTCACAATAAAGTCACAAATAAAAGCAAGAAACCTAGGAAATACAATGGTTAGCAGGAAGGGCTACCTTAAAATTTATTAATAAACAATTTTAGTAAAAGGAAACACTTGCCATTTGACAAAAAAATCACTATAATATAAACGGCAATATTTCTGTATTTTATAGGAAGGCGCTATTTTTATGCGTTTTCCGCTAAATACTGTAAACTTAAGAATGATGGAGGACTGGAAAATGAGTAATTCAGCACAAACTTCAGCAAGCAGCCGTATTGCAGCCCTGCTTGATGAGAACAGTTTTGTTGAAGTCGGAGCCTATATTGCGGCCAGAAATACTGACTTTAACATGACTGAGCAGGAAACACCGGCTGACGGTGTAGTTACCGGTTACGGTACCATCGGCGGATGCCTGGTATATGTATACAGCCAGGATGCTGCTGTACTGGGCGGTTCAATGGGTGAGATGCATGCAAAGAAGATCTGCAACATCTACTCTATGGCTATGAAGATGGGAGCACCTGTTATTGGTCTGGTAGACTGTGCAGGACTGCGTCTTCAGGAAGCAACTGACGCACTGGATGGATTTGGCAAGCTGTATTTAAGCCAGACAATGGCATCTGGAGTTATTCCTCAGATTATGGCAGTTTTTGGTACCTGCGGCGGCGGTATGGCTGTTTCTGCAGGCATGGCAGATTTCACCTTTATGGAAGATACTTCTGCAAAACTGTTTGTTAATTCCCCAAATGCTTTAGAGGGCAATTATAAGGCAAAATGTGATACCTCTTCCGCTAAATTCCAGGCAGAGGAAGCTGGTCTGGTTGATTTCACAGGTGATGAAGCATCTGTATTATCCCAGATCCGTACACTGGTATCTGTACTGCCTTCTAATAATGAAGAAGATCTGTCTGAAGTTGACTGCACAGACGATTTAAACCGTATGTGTGCTGGTATCGAAGGATACACCGGAGATACTGCAGCAGCTTTACAGATGATCTCTGATAATAACTTCTTTATGGAAGTTAAGAAGAACTACGGCACTTCTATGGTAACCGGATTTATCCGTTTAAATGGAAGTACAGTAGGATGCGTAGCAAACCGCAGCGAAGTATATGAGAACGGTGAGAAGGTACAGACTTTAGAGGCAGCTCTTTGTGGAAAAGGCTGTGAAAAAGCAACCGATTTCATTAACTTCTGTGATGCATTCAGTATTCCTGTTCTGACTCTGGTAAATGTAAATGGCTACCGTGCAACCATGTGCAGTGAAAGAAAGATCGCCAAGTTAGCTGCTAAGCTGACCTACGCATATGCTGATGCAACTGTTCCGAAGGTAACTGTTGTTGTTAAGAATGCACTGGGAAGCGCAGGCCTTACCATGGGCAGCAAGAGCCTGGGTGCAGATATTGTTTATGCATGGCCAAATGCAGTGATCGGAACTATGGATCCGGCAGAAGCTGTTAAGATCATGTACGCAAAAGAGATCGAAGCTGCTGATGATGCAGTTGCAATGATCAAAGAGAAAACCGCTGAATATACCGCTATGCAGTCCGGCGCTGTTGCTGCTGCAAAGAGAGGTTATGTAGATGACATCATCAAGGCAGAAGAGACCCGTCAGAGAGTGATCGCCGCTTTTGAGATGCTGTACACAAAAAGTGAGGACCGTCCTTCCAAGAAGCATGGCACGGTTTAAAGAGAGGTGACATGTATATGAGACGATTTGTAAAGAGAATGGCAGCAGCAGTTCTTCTGTCCGCCTGCCTGGTAAGCCTTTCTGGCTGCTCCTCTAACCAGGATACAGCAGAGACTGATTCCACCATCAGCATGGACGGAACTCCTGTAGATGATTCAATGGCTCAGTCCATTATGCTGTCTGCAGCACAGACTTTAGGCGTACCAAAGGATCAGCTGATCGTTCAGAAAACTCTGGCAGAGTCAACAGGCGATGCGACTACAGCAGCTATTTATGAGGCTCAGCTGGAAGTTCGCGAGGACATGGGCGAATTAAAGAATGTAAATATGGATGAAGGTTCTGTAGTTCTTCTGGCAGACGGTAGCTATACCGTTATGATCCCGGTTGATTTTACAGAGGGAACCAAGAAATATGTGATGAATATCAATATGGCTACCCAGCAGATCCAGGCTGAGTTTACAGATATGTCCGCAGGTGTTGCAGAAGATACTTCTATGGGCACCCTGTTAAAGACCGCTACTGTATATACAATTATTGGTATCGGCACAGTATTCCTTGTTTTGATCTTCATCAGTATCCTGATCTCATGCTTCAAATACATCCATGCATGGGAAGAAGGAAAGAAGAAAGCAGCAGCACCTGCTCCAAAGGCAGCACCTGCACCGGCTGTTAAGCCAGCAGCAGCACCTGC